GTCTGGCTCGAAAACTGGCGACTACTGCACTCTAGATCTTTCTTCCGCAAGCGACTCTGTGTCCACCTATCTGGTTCGTTTCTTGATACCAGACGATTGGTTCCTTCTAATGAGTTCGGTGCGAACCGACTCAATAGAGGTCGACGGTACCCGCCACCATTTGAGGAAGTTCTCCTCTATGGGCAACGGTTTTACCTTCGAACTAGAATCGCTTATATTCTACTGCCTCGCTAAAGCGACATTAGAATACAATCGTTGTGAAGGCGTCGTCTTGACGTTCGGTGACGACATAATACTCCCCACTGAAATGTGCGAAGTATTCACCGACGTATTAACTACTTGCGGCTTTACAGTTAACACTGCTAAGTCATTTGCAAGCGGTTACTTCCGAGAATCATGTGGAGCTCATTTCTTTGACGGATGGGACGTAAAACCCATTTATCTTAAAGTGAACCTTTCACATGACTCAGACTGGTTTAAAGCCCTTAACGGGCTCCGACGTCTTACACACCGCATCTATCATCGTAGGTACGATGATACTGCTTTTGGTTCTGTTTATTCTTATGGTGTCCGCCATATCCGGAGGGTATTTTATATACCAGAAGGGTATGGAGACGGGGGTCTCATCGAAGCTTTCGACAAGATTACCCCTTCCACCAGAAGAAAGAAATCCAAAGGTGTTTGGAAATGCCAATCCGGAATCGAAGGATTCCGAGTTAAGTGTCTCCAACCCACCAGGATTCTAACAGACCTTGAGCATATAGGGCAACATATCCATAAACTCAGGCGGTTAGAGAATTACCGTCCTGATATCTTTGGAATCTTCAGCGATGTCAAAGCTGAGGGGAATGAGGTTCAGTACCGTACTCAAGGTGAAGTACGGTATCGTGTCTCATCCATGTTTGTCCCTAGATGGCGTGACCCAGAAGAACTCTAAGAGCTCTTCCGTAATCCTAGATCAGAATCTCAGGACTTCTTTTGAAAACCCTGCTTTTCCGATATACTAGGTGGAGAAGTAACTACGTTAATGTTAC